AAGGAGTAACGAGTACATGACCAAGTTTCCAAGTATCCCTAATAAGCGTAGCATCATTTATAATGTTTTGAGGTAAGTTAAATACAATAGCGTGATAGTGAGGTCTATGTGTTTTTGTTCCATACTCACCGCATGCGAAATATTTAAGGCGTTTAGGGCCTTTTTGAGTTGGACAGAGTTTTCTAAGTCTTTTAAAGAACTTTTGGAAATCGGCTTTTTTAAGGGATGGTAATCCATTAAAGGATTTAGGTTGTTTCTCATATGTAAGTGTTATAAAGCATGATGTTTTACTATATTTAGCTTCTTGTTCTACTCTAAATGACCAATGCGAAGAGCGCCTCTTCAAGCAGGGAATGCATTTACCACATGGGACAGGAGTCATGAGGCTCCCATCTGAATTGTGATCTATCCACTTGTTCCTAACCTGGAAAGGGCTCTGGCATTGCATCGTTAACTAAACTATAAATGAAAACCACTATAATCTTATTCCACCTCTAGCTACTCTAAAGGAGTTATACTTTTTGCTCTTCTTTTTCTGATGAGCTAGTCTTTTCTTAAATCCAATGCTCTTGTATTTAAGTTTTTTAGATTTTTTATAACCTTTCTTTGTTTTATACATAATTCTCTAATTTAAATTGTTGGTGTTCCGAAATACGGCATCGGACGTCTTGCTTTTATATGATTATGCAGATACACATAAAGTTTTTCCTCTGACTCAGGTACTGCAAATACTCTATCTACTTCATCTTCTTGACATTCTACAAAATTAGCATTTAAACCTGGTCTAGAACCAAAGATTCTTCCCATATGCCAAAAATTAAGTGAACCTCTAAATTCTCCATGAACTGTACTAGGAATATATTTATATTCTGCATATCTAGGAGTGTATCCAAATACTTCATCATCCATGTTATCAGATACATCTAAGTATAATTCTTTATTATAAATAGGCTGTTCTCCAATATTAGCGAATGAAGGCCAGAAATAATCAAATTTGTCAAATTTACTCCAAAGCTTAGGTAAACCTTGCTGATAGGCTGTTTTAGGCATAATAGTCATAAGGCCTAATATAAATCCATGTTCTTCACATTTGTAACTAACATAATTAGATGAGCCAACTGAGACACCGTGGCCTGCCATGTTACCTTGTGGGGTATCTTCTGCAGCTGCGTCGGAAGTCTGTAATACTTCACTTATGGTGATAGGTTTTGCTGACCCACCTAAAAATTCTGGTCTCTGTAATCTAGCATCTGAGGATTGTACTCCAAAGTGAGCTAAGATAACTTCAATATATCTTGATCCGCCTCTAGCGTTTCTTTCTAACCATTCTTGTAACCTAAATGCTCTTCTAAGTTCATTAATACTAGCTGCTGTAGCATCTGATAAATCTACTTCAGTGTGAGGTGTTACATCAACTTGTCTAGGTTTAGCATTATCACTATCTGCTCTTAAATACATAGGTGCAGGAGGAACAGAACTAGAAGTAGTTACATCTGTTGTTCCACCATTAGAACCATCAGTATTATGCCATTGTGAAGCTAAATTAATATTATTAGCTGTTCCTGTTAAATTAATTAAAGGAGCAGTAGTACCTAAAGGAATTGTTGCTTCTGGTCCTTTCTGTGTCCAAGGTAATGCACTTGTAAAATAGTCATGTTGCCATGCTCTGTTTTGTAAATTAGCTATCTCACCGGCAGGTATAACTAATGTATTATCACCACTTACTGCTTTATCTGTAAGTTTATCACAAAGGTTTTGATCTCTATAATATTCATTATATATTTTATTATATGCCATAAATGGTAATGCTGAAAACTTAGTGTTTTGCAATACTGTATCAGTAGGCATTCCTAAATAATCTGGTAATGATCCATTATTAAATGAAAATGTACCACTAGTTGGTTCTATATAAGGAAATACTGGTGGAGTGTAACCGGGATCGGCTGCATCTTCTCCTCCTGTTATATATTCTTCCCATGAATCCCATAATATTCTGTTTGGGACAAAGAAGTAATGACAATATACACTACTTTCGTGCATGATTGGCGCAAGTAAAGGCGCGAACCTTGTTAAATTGCTTGCTTTTATATTAAATGAATCTCCTGGAACACATTCCATTAAGAGAGTCGGGGTAATCTTTCCGATAGTCATAGAAAATTTTCTACTATGAGATAAATCGAAAGTATTATGTGCTGGTCGTGGCATAGCCACTTTGCTAAATATACTCATTGTTATTTGTTTAAATATTGAATAAAAGTTTTTAAATTTTTCTCGTCTTGTACTGTTGGATTTGTTAAATCCATACCAAATATTTGTCCTAATAGTTTTATATATAAAGGATCAGTAGGTCTGATTCCTTGTTTTGCTAAAGATTGATTAAGCTTAGCTAATTCTATACCGGCTTGAGCTATTTCTCCGTCTGCAACCATTTTATTTGTAAGGGCTGCTTGTTGAGCTAAATAGTTTTTACTTTTTCCGGTCTTTTCTAAGGTTTTTAGAAAAGTACCTATTTTAGATTGTTTTACTTGTTCTTGCTGTAATTCTAAATTACCAGATAAGAGTTTAGTAATTTGATTTTCTTGTGCTTTTGCTAAACCAGATTGAGCGATTGACTTAATAGCATTAGAAGTATTAAGATTTGATTGTGTTTTTAAATTATTGGTTTGAGCTTGTTGAACTTGTAAGTTCTGAAATTGTCCTATAGCGGGTGATACGAAGTTTGAATAAGCTTGTTCTGGAGCTTTTCCTGGATGAATTTGTCCTGCATTTCCTACGGCTGAACCTGGTGATGATCCATATATTAAATTAGGATTAAGTCCTGCTTCTTTTAATCTAGCCATCTGATTAATAGGATGGTTATACCTATTAATTTCATCCCACATTTTTTTATTCCATGCTCTAGCTTCTCTTTCCATTTTGATAGAAGCTTTTCTTTGTTTTTTCTGCTGTATAGCTCCTGTAATACCACCGAATAATGCTGCGGCTGCTGATGGTATCCAACCCCCACTTCCAGAGGAAGAGGGGAGGGTACCTTTATAGTATGATCCGAATCTACTATTTATCATCTGATTTCTTTTTAAAGATTTCTTTTTGATTAGCGTTTGCATGTGCTTCTTGCACAGCGTTTAATTTTTTAAGCTCTGCTTGAGCTGAATTTATAGTATCAGTAACTCCTTGAATTAAATCATCAAAGGATATTAACCTAAGTTGAAGTAATCTAAGTTGTTGTTCACAAGAGACGCATGTAGAAAGAACACAGTTCTTTAACATATCTTCGTTCTTGATTTCTGCTTCTGTTTTTAATGTATTATTATTGTCCATAAGTAAGTATTTAATTTGTTATATAATTTATACTATGTAATATATACTTTTTTTTTGTAATTGACCAAACTTTTTCGTCGTTTTTAGCACTTTCACTGCGTTTTCGTTTTTATTTTGACGAATGTATGAGTTTTTTGGTGTCAATTAGCACTAATATATCAAGTATAGTATTAGTGCTGTTAATAAAAAACCCATCATTTAGATGGGTCTTTTTCTTCAGAAGGCTCTGCTTCTTTTTCTTCTTGCGAGTCTACGACCTCGCTTTTTTTCTGTTTAAGAGCTTGCTCTTCTCTAATCTTTTCTTCTAGATCAATCTGTTGTTGTACAAGATTTTTCTTGTATTCTAACATATCTGTTAAATCATCAAATCTAGGAATTTCAGTATCGAAATATTCTCCTTTAAGATCTGGTGCTCCAAGAGAGACACCTCTTGAATGTCTATCTAGTAATTCTGCTATAGAAAGATTTTGATCTGGTAAAGTCATAGATTTACCCATCTTTTTCTTATAACCTGATGATTGGTATTTCTTATTAGTAATAACCGATCGTTTTTTAATCCATTTGTTCATAATTGTGCGCGTTTAAGTTTAACTTGTTTATCACGTTGCCTGTGCATATCTATCCAAACATCGCGTTTTGTTTTACCATCGATTTCAAATAAATCGGGGGTCTTCATTTCTTGAATATCTAACCATTCTTGGTATAATTCTTTTAGAACCTTAGGTTCATATAATTTATTTTTATAATATCTAGGCATAGAAATGACATGCCCATTTTCTTTTACAATACAGAATAGCTTTCTGTCTCTATAATATCTTTTCATTTGAGGAGTTAAGTATGCTTCTCCTAATCCTTTTGACATGAGTTGAAATTCTTTGACTCTATCGTCGTATATGCCATAACGTTTTAATTCTGGTCTTTCAGATGATCCCTTAGTAATATAACCAACAACATAGTTAATGGTCTTAATATTAGAAGGAGTAACGAGTACATGACCAAGTTTCCAAGTGTCGCGAATAAGCGTAGCATCGTTTATAATGTTTTGAGGTAAGTTAAATACAATAGCGTGATAGTGA